ATGAAAAAATGGTAATCATAAAAGGTTACCATTTTTTCTTATACCATTTTACAATTTAAATTCTGATGAATCATTTGGATTTTTATTTTCTTTATCTTTACACCTTTTCTCTTTAAAATCTATTTTTGTCAATGCATATTGTCCACAAGGACCACAATGATCTTCATTTGATAAGTCTACTTTAGAGTTCATTTGTTTATTACAACTTTCTAATTTCCATCTACCAATAGGTTTTGGAGACTCTTTTGGAAATATTTTTCTTATAATAGTTATTATGTATTTCATAATATGTAATAACTATCACATTTTTTTAAGTATTTTATAAATAAACTCACTATTCACAATCGCAGTCTAAATCTAAACAACAATATTACATCTAAAACAATATTACATCTAAGCAACCACCCCTTGTAAAGTACCAAACCACTTCGCCTGATGAATAAAGTCAGACCATTTAGCAGTGATCAATAAGATCCATCCCAACATAAAGAACAAAAGCCTGGTCTCATAATCAATAACAGCCATCTTAGGTCTAAAAGGAGTGAAAAATACAATCAAAATAACAGCCATACCAACGACAAAGACAAATTCACAACGCTTCTTCCAATATTCAATGAGTTCAATGGTCTTCTTATCACCACCTCTCTTCCTCAAATAAACTTCGTAAACAGCGCCTAATATAAACAAGGTCTTGAGCAAAACGAGAAAATAAACATAAATGTGGAAAAGTGTCATCTTCTAATTATATAATAAAGAGAGAAAATACCCAAATCCCAAATCCCAAATCCCAAATCCACAAAATAAATTGTTTTATAATAAATAAAATAAAAGATCCAATTATGAACCCAGCAAATTTCAGCTCCAATTTACAACAAACACCAATCAATCAAACATTCAATTATGATTCATTCATCCAGCCCTTTCATTTGAAACCGATGTTTTCTATTACCTGTCTTTTTTGCACAAGTTCAAATACTCAATCAATAAGTCAAGATGGTTCATTAAGGCAATGTCTAAATTGTAGGAAGCAGTTTCAAGCCCAAGTACAACCAGCAAATAATTTACAATATATGCCGTCATTAGAACCTATAAAACCAGTAACAACATTTCAAATTTTACAACGTCCTGTATTCATAGATCCAAATCCACAACAACAAAGCCAACAACAGCAACAACAACAAAGCCAACAACAACAACAAAGCCAACAACAACAAATCCAATATCACCATCAACAGCAAAATCATTGCCAAAGACCCCCGGCATCCCAAAATCATTATGATCCATTTTTCTCTCAATTTAATGTATACAATAAATAGATGCCCTGTAAAATCACTTGTTTATTAGCCACAGCAGTTTTAATTTCAATGATTTATTTCAGTAATGCAACAACACAGTCAGACACAATAAAACATTATGAAAGCCAGTTGCCTTCCAACCTCAAAAAAATATACAATGAAATATCTCAAGAACGGCTGAAGATCTATTTCTATGGGTACACATTAGGTCTTATACTTTCTCTCATCATCATCATTTATAACTATCAAATTCGTAATCCAAGAGAGAAATACAATGTAACAACGATCACTTGTACTGTTATAACAGTTTCCTTCATAACCAATTATTTTTATTATATGTTGACTCCAAAAACGAAATGGATGCTCAACTATGTAAACACTCCTGAACAAACCAAGGCTTGGTTAAATATGTATAAAGATATGCAGAAGTACTACCACACAGGATTAGTATTGGGATTAATTGCAGTCGCACTAATTTCAATTGCGTTTCGCTGCTAATCGCTGAAAAAAGAGAACTTGAAAAAGTGCACCCCGCCAACTTTTCAAAAACCAACTTTTCAAAAAACCAACTTTTCAAAAAAGTTGGGCAAAACCTTTATAATATCAAGTTATCAAGCAACTTTTGGCTACACCTTTTCCCAAAAGGTGTTTTTAAGTAGTTTGGCTCCACCTTTTTTAAATGTGGATAAAAACTAATTAAAGCCAAGCCATTATAGTATGTCGGATAGGAACCAGCAACCCGAGAACGAGAACGAGAACGAGAGAGAAAGTTAATGGATCGCAAACAGGAGCAGAGCAACGGAGTAGCAGAGCAGAGCAGAGCAGCAGAGAGTATCAGGTAAGTGTAGATAAATTTAGTAAGCGGACTGAGGATTTCAGATGTAGATAAATTTACTAGAGAACGGGTTCCTTCACAGCAAACTAAACCAACTTTAAGATATGATGATTGTTGCATTTATGCACAGTTGTTTAGCTATTGCGACTTACCAAAGTTTGCATTAGCATTTTGCCAATAATTATTTATGGCAAACCTTTTTCCCTTTTAGGAAAGAGGTATAATTTTTTTAAGAGCTTTAGCTCAACTGAAAGAGCTTTAGCTCAACTGTAAGGTGACAGAGGTTTGCGCCTTTTCCGATGTCATAAAAAAATAAAAAGGTGCATCCCGAAAAAGTTTTTGCTCAATTTTTCTGAAAAGTTGATCCGGTCTCATAGTGTAGTGGTTAGCACTCCAGACTTTGAATCTGGCAACCTGGGTTCAAATCCCGGTGAGACCTTTTTCCACCTTTTAAAAATGTGAAGCCAAATCTTTAGTATTCATACAGCAATCCTCAAAAAAATCAAACCTTTTTATTTGACGAAAAAACGAATACAGCAACTCAAACTATGACAGATCAACTTCTTACCAAATACAATAAGAAGAATAGCAGGTTCAACTCCTGCAATAGTTAAAATCAACTTATCTATGAAATAGTGTAAAGTTGAGGCTAGGCTTTAAAATATCTTCTTACAGCAACCACAAAATCAAACCTTCTAATTTTGACCAAAAAGAAGATAGCAACCCATAACCACACCACAAGTGCTCCGGTAGCTCAGTTGGTTCAGAGCATTTTGCTGTTTAGTATTTAAATTTTAGTAACATTTAAAATTCTCGGTAAAACAAAAAGGTCACAGGTTCGATTCCTGTCCGGAGCGATTTTAATTTTACATCCAATTGTAAAATTAAATACTAATAACAAATAAACTATTTAACAAATCAATTTAAAGTTAACAGTCACATTAAATAAAGAAAATGACAAATGTCTATGAAAATGTTATGGAGGAATTCAATAAAAGAGGGTGCAAGTTATTGAATACAAAAGAAGAATACTATGAAATTATAAAAACAGCATATAAAAGTAACTATAAGTTAAATTATATTGCATCTTGTGGACATAGTCATATTGTTTTTTATAATGTTTTCAAATCCAGAGGGACAGGTATCAATTGTCCTCCTTGTGTAAATAAAAGGAATGGAAATGAAAAAAAGGAGAAATTTAATAATAATGAAATGTCAGTATTATGTAACATAGAACAAGAATTTGATTTTATAAAAAAAATGCAAAATATTTTACAAGATGAATTTGAAATCATAAAGGCATTTGATGGTTGTCACGTAGATGTTATCTTAAAACCCAAGAATATTTCAGATGATAAATGGATTGGCATTCAAGTTAAAACAACAAACAATAGACATCTAACGTATACTTTCAATATTAATAATCATTATAAAGATTGTTTGCTTTTATTATATTGTTGCGAGGATGAAAGTATGTGGTTGATCCCTGAAAATATAATACCAAATCAGAAAAAATTGAGCATTGGATTCAATAAATCCAAATACAATATTTATAAAATAAAAAAAGAGGACATACTTAATAAGTTATATGAGTTGTATAATACAACAACTAAATCAGAATTTGATACATTAAATACACCTATTAATATTTATCAACAGAGAGAACAAAATTATAGAAAGTTCAGAGAATCAAAAATAGATTTTTTAGAATTTACATATGATGATATGGAAGGAACAGTTTATGATTTCAAGATAGGAAATTTAAAAATACAAGAAAAGGTAACAAAAATGATTGATGAGAAAAGTTGTAATTTTAATTTGTGCAAAAATAATAGAAAGACACATAAAAATATGCAATATGATATCGGGGATAACGATTTTTATTGGTTGAATTGTGACAATAAAAAAACATTTTTTGTATTACCCGAAAAAGTTCTTATTGATAAGGAGCTAATTGGAAATAAAAAGGAAACAAATAACTCAATATTTTTAAAAATAACAATTAAAGATATACTTCATCCAAAGAACTCTTGGTTGCAGCCTTATATGTTTGACTATGAAAATATAGAGAAAGACAAAGAGAAAATATTACAAATTTTAAATTGTTAACAAAACAAATATAAATATTATTATATCAATAATCTATGCATAGTCAAGATCCTTTGATCAAATACAAAGAATATCATAAGAACTCTACCAATATTGCAATTCATCAAGCTTGTGTCCCGCTAATATTAGCCACTGCATATGCAGCCTTTTTAACACCAAATCTAGCACTTGCACTCAATGTCTTTTATTCATTGAACTATCTCCTTTTTGATGTATTTTCCCAAAAAAGCATAAACTGCATAGGTTATTTACAGGTGATCTATGCAGTCAGTATTGTTCAAAGAAATCTCCTAAGTCAGCAAGTAAACATAATCATCCATTTATTATCCTGGGCTCTTCAAATTTATGGCCATAAGGTTCACGAAAAAAATAGCCCAGCATTTTTGGACAACCTATATGATTCGTTTTTATTTGCACCATATTTCACATTTTTAGAGACGTTCTATCCTGATACAATGAGACAGATCCAAGACCCAACCCAGACTCAGACTCAGACCCAGACCCAACCCAAATACATTACTATAAAAAAAATAAATAATTTCAACAAAAACACTAAGAATATCATATATTTTGCGGGATTATTCCAGAAAGCAGATAAACATTATGCCAAGATAGCAGATCAGCTCCCAGAATTCAATCATATTTTTGTAAATGTATTTTTTGAAAATGGTGACAATTACAATGACACATTAATCAAGATCTATGAAGAATTGAACCCAAAAGCCCAAGGTGTCTCAAAACAAGAACAACAACAAGAAGACCAACAACAACAAGAAGACCAACAACAAGAAGACCAACAACAAGAAGACCAACAACAACAAGAAGACCAACAACAACAACAACAAACAGAATGCATTATCGGATTTTCATTTGGTGGTTCTCTAGCCAAACAATACAAAGAGATCATCTTTGATAAAGAAAAATGCTATACAAAGTGTATTTTAATATCACCTGGCGGTTTCAAAAGCAATACATTTTGCGAAAAATTTATAACAACAATCAGCCAACCTCTTTATAAATTGTACAATAATAGCAAATGGTATATGATAAGTAATTATCCAACCTATCAGAACCATCATAATCTGACAATCAATGACTATTTGATTCATTCTACTCACGACCAGGTACATAATCCAGATCTTTCCATCTACGACCCCACATTTATCAATTCCATAAAAATCACTTTAAACCACGTACAACATAAAGATATGTTACCAATCATCCAAAAGCAAAAGATCATCCAACAACTTATACAAAATGATTACAATGTCAATGAAGTTAAAAAGAAATCGCTAACTTCTACATTAAGTAAACTTTTATTTGGAGGTCATTTCTACCCATATCATATTGGACTTTGGTTATCCGTTTCAACATATAATCTGTATTCCTTCATAGCAAACCAATATTCCCAATATTCCCAATATTCCCCATATTATTTTTTTAAAGGCTTCGTTTTTGCATCAACTGTTTGGTCATTTACAGAATATGCTTTCCATCGTTTTATATTACATAAATTCTTTGGTAAACATCACAATAAGCACCATGACTATCCAAATAAATTGTCTATTATTCATACCCCAATGCTACTCGTTGTCTTGAACTGGTTTGCCTATTATTTTCTTTTCCAAAAATTTCTAAACCCACAAGAAATGACGAGTTATTGTATTTTCTTTCCATTAAATTATTTGGCCTTTGAATATATTCATTTACTATCTCATAGTTATGTGGGTAGAAACAACATCATACTCAATGCCAAACAATATCATAAACTACATCACTTAACACCAAATACCAATTATAGTTTTGTAACACCATTTTGGGACTTTTATTTCGGAACATTATCACCCAATTATAAGACCCAACCAGAAGAAATTTTATTCGGTTATATACCATTTTATTCGTTTTTGATTCATAAAATTCAGAATCAGTCTAATTCAAATAGTAAAGATAATTCAGAATAAGCCAATACCATAATGAATAAAAATCAATACAAAAAATAAAATATAAAAAATATATATAAAAACAAACAACAATAATAAATCATATTATTCACAACATAATGCATCATATGATTTATCCAGCAGTTGGTACATTCGCTTATTTGATGTACCCAAAAAGTCTAAGAATATCCCAACAAATTATCTATCCACTATCAATAATCCATAATTTATGCCTGGTAATATTCAGTGCATATACTTGTTTAAATCTTATTAGTCTTTTATTAGAAGACGGAATACATTATGAAGGCCATTATTATTTGAAACAAAACCCACAAACAGATCGCGATCACAAATACATAAGTCTCCTTTTCTACTTTTATTTATCAAAATACTATGAGTATGTAGATACATTCTTATTATATTTGAAGAATAAGGAACCGATTTTTTTACAGAAGTTCCATCATATTGGAGCCGTAATTTGCTGGCACATTTGTTATATAAATAAAGTGGATGCTATTTTAATTGGTACAGTGTTGAACTCAGGCGTTCACACAGTAATGTATACTTATTATTTGCTGACACTTTTCAATATTAGACTAACTCTAATAAAGCCTTTTATAACAAAAATGCAATTGGTACAACTGGTTGTAGGAAACTTGATTTGTGCTTATAACTATTTTCCGCCGGTAGAGTCTTATATTAATTATGGATGTATTTTGTTTACAAATGCGTATGTTTTTGTATTGATCTATTTGTTCTCCGATTTTTACCAGAAGAGCTACTTGAAATCACAATCAACTCAACCCAACAATAACACAATAAAAACGTCTTAGACTCTTCTCACTCCTCTTTTGTATGTAAAATTTAATTTCTTCTTTTTACTTTTATTTTTACTTTTATTTTTATTTTTATGAGATTTCTTATTTAATCTCTTATTGAATCTTCTAGTTGTTTTCCTTTTTGCGCCGCCAGATTCCATTGCATCTTGAGATTCCATTGCAGTTTTAACAAAATGAGGATATCGAAAATTTCTTCTCCAGAATTCAAAAGGTAAAACCTCAATTTCAGTTGGAGCACGAAATCCTGATTCTCCGTTTTGTAAAATTTTACTAAGGTTAATTTCAGAAAAAAATAAACTAGAATCTTGCATTCCACCCGCTACTTCTCTCAAAATTCTTAGCATTGAAACTTCAAAGTCACTACAACTAATAAATAATAACTGCATTCTTTTCAAAATTTCACCCAAAAAATCTTCACTGTCAGTTGGAGGACTTGAATGATGTAATTCTTTATTATTAATAGTAACAAAAGTATTTTTATTAGCAGGAAGACTAATATTAACTGTGTCACCAATTATAACAGTCATTTCTGTATTATTTCTATTAGTAACTATAGTAGTAAAATCACTTAACGGATTACCATTAATAAAACCTTCTGGCATATAAACAGTTGGCAATTTATCTTGATGACTACTCAATCGGATTTTCAACGCACGCCGTGGACTATCAAATACAACAATAAAACAACAAGAATCTGGTAAAATTTTTAAATTATTAAAAAATATAATAATTTCTACTGCAAGACTACCATAATCAGTATAAGAATCATTTAAAAAAAGTTGTATAGGTCCAGTTTCATTTAAAAGGAAGAAAGTAAAAGTATCCCTTTCTTTTTTAAAATAACAAGTTCCCTGAAAATCAGTTTTATCATATGCGCTTCTGCTGGACTGGCTTCTTGGTAAAACTGTTGGTGTTTTTTTTAATTGATCATATTCTGCACCAATTTGTCCCATAGCAAACAAAAACTTAGAATTATCATCAATAACAATTACAGGTGTTACATAATAAAATGGATCAGCTCCACTATCTAAATTAGCAAGTAGAAGACATAATAAATTATATATAAGTAGATATTTTATTAAAAATATAGATATAAATTAATCCAATTTGTAATTAAAATATTTATTTTATAATAATATATAAATGGACAAAGCAAAAGAAATCCAGACTTTAGATACAAAAGATATAGCTAAGCCAATCATTGAGTTATCAAAAGATAAATCTCTAAAATCACGTTTACAATTATCATCAATATTCTCCATTTTCAAATACTTGAGCTGTACATCAAATAAAACAACTGTAATAAATATGCAATCATTAGAAGATGCAATTGCTGAAGCCACTTTAGAATTAAAAGAAGAAAAAATCAAAACAATAGAAAAACAACTCAAAGAAGAAACAGAAAAAACAGTAGAAAAAGCAGTTCTTGCAGTAGTAGAACAAGCAGAAGTTTTAAAACAAGCTCAAATACAAGCACAAGAACAAGCATTAAATCAGTTAGACATAATGAAAGCAGAGTCCAAGGAAGACATAATGGATCCAACAACCATTGAACTTTTAATAAAGGTTAGTGATGGAGTAAGGGTTGTTACCGAAAAAGAAAAAGAGGAAAACCCCGAAAAAGATAACGAAAAGATGGATGAACCCGAATAAGGTCATAAAAACAAAAATCAATAATAAAATAAAGACAAACACATATTTGTCTTCATTTTATTTTAGCTCTCAGCTTACCTTACTCAGAACCAGAACCCGAAGCCTTCTGGAATTTCTTGATGCACTCCCAAATCTTCGCACTTTCATCAATGCTAAAAATGCCACGTCTTTGAGCGAGGTTCAAAAAAGAGACCATCAGATTCAAAGCAACAATTTCAGAAGTAACCTCAACATCTACGAGTCTAGGCTGAGAAGAAGCAGGAGCATCCAATGCAGTAGAATTAGCAGGAACATTTTTATCAGAATCGGACATATTATAATACTTATATAGTTACAATTTTTAAATAGATTTAAAATTAAAATATATATCCACCTTTTCCAAAGGTGGAGCCAAAACGTTGGGAAAGGTCATAAGAAAAGCTGAGAGCCAAAACGTTGGAAAAGCTGATAGCCCAAAAACCCAAAATTAAGGGGAGTAGATTCCAAAAGTGGAAATCCTTGGCTCTCAAATGTGGAAAAAAATTGAAATCAAATCTTTTCAATAAATAATCTGTACACTTTCATAACAGCCAACAATAATGTCGTCATTTAACCAAGAAATCAATAATGAATCAGCTCAAGTTGAGCTTATCAAGGAAAGCCTTATTAGTTTCCATAGCAAGGAGGCTGGGTTCCAGCTTTATCCAAAGGCACAAGAAGACTCAGAAGACTTGCATTTCGGAGTATTTGAAGTAGAAATGGCACAAACTCCAATGTGCCAAAAGGAGCAGGAAATCAATTCTACAAACGATATGTCAGGATCAATGCAAGACATTTGCAACGATGGGCGTTCAAAAATGCAGCATCTCCATCTCACACTAGAAAATATACTTCGGCTCTTAAGCACGAATGCAGAACAATCTGCAGTCAACCTAGAGATCACTGGGTTTGACGACTTGATATTACAAGTTCTTGATCCAACAAAGATAACAAGCGATTTTGAACAACTTCAACAAATTATCAATGCAATGAAGAAATCACTTTACCCAAGAGGTTCAACAAACATTCACCTTGCACTTCAAGATGCGACTACAAGGCTTCAACAAAAACAAACAGAATCTCAGAAGTCGTTCATCTTTATGACAGATGGAAATATCACAACTGGAACCACAAACATTAAGACCTTGAAGCAATCTGTGCCAAAAAATTCGCAGAACTACTTCATCGGGTTTGGTGCGGACCACGATTTTGCGCTATTACAAGAACTTGCGACTATAAACTCGGGCTCTTACTACTATGTAGACAAGATTGAGAACGCTGGTCTAGTCTTCGGTGAGATCATCCACAGTATCTTGTACACAGCCCTCAGAAACGTGACAATCAATGTGACAAATGGCGAGATCTACGACTTCCAAACAAACCAATGGCTAACAGAAATCAGAGTATCAAATCTTTGCGGCGAGGCCAAGAAGACCTTCCACGTTAGGAGCCAAAATCCCAACGAGTTCCAGCTAACCTTGACAGGCACAGGAGAAGAAGGCGAATACAAGTACGAAGAAACTGTATTGCCACCTCTGCAAGATGTAGAGACAGGTGTAGTAATCCCAACCGATCTGACAAAGTTTATGTACAGACAGAAGGTCTTGGAGCTCCTTTATCAGACAACGATTCTAGCCAAGAATTTATATTCAACAGAAGAAGACAAGACAAAGCATCAAAATGTTCTCAGAGATTTCAGGAAGCAAATAGAAGCTTATTCAGCATCACTAGATGCAAAGGAATCAGGAGATCAAATTAGCGATGAGGAGAAAGATTATTTGAAGCAATTGACAGATGACTTGTACATTAGCGAGAAGACACTGCATTCTGAAAAGGCGCTACTTTATTCTACAGTCCGACAAAATGCCCAAGGACACGAGACATCGTATAATGTTACACAAATAGATAGGTCTTCATTAAGAAGACAACGTGCATTCAATGGACAACAAGACGAAGACGATAACTATAATGTTACTGTAAATCCGATTAGCCGAGCCTATACTTCGGATACCCAGGCTGAGATTATGCGCAGTTGCAGTGCAACTGGTCCACAAGATTACGAAACCCCTCAAGAACAAGACCAGGACCAGGACCAGGTCCAGGACGAGAACCAAGACGAATACGCTAGAATCTCAAGAAGTCGCACAATACAAAGATCAAATTGCCATTACAGCGATGACGACTATAGACAAATACAAAGATCATAAATAGGTTCAAATAATAAAAATAGTCATAATCAATCATTAATCATAATTTATAAATCATAAAAAGTAATAATTTATAATAAATATTTTGTTATTATAAATATTTTTTTCATTCATAGTTATGAAAAAAAGCAGGTACGTCATCAAGTAATTCTCCATTAAAGTTTTCCCCATTAAAGTTTTCCCCATTAAAGTTTTCCCCATTAAAGTTTTCCCCATTCA